GATGGGGATTGACCACGAACCAAAGCAGCACCACCACCAACCAAACCTGCTAGTTCATCAGCAAATCCAAGGGTAGGCCCTTGCAAGGCAGTCATTCCAAGGCGAGTACCTTTTGATAGTTCTTTACCTGTTGTCTCTGCTTCTGATACTTGCAAAGATGAGGGAAGTTCTCTGTTGTTAGCAAGATAGGCTGCTCTAATTTCAGCAACACTAAAACCAGCGTCTATTGCTTCTTGGACTTTTTGATTCTCATCCATTTTATTGACCTCCTCTTGGGCGGTCAAAACCCAAAATTGATTCTAGGCTTTTAGGTTTTTTTACAGATTCATATGGATTGACAATTAAGTCATCAGTACCACCAAGACCTCGATTGATTTTGCGATAAGTATTAAGAGATGGCTCAACCATGCGTCTACGCTCATCAACAACATCATCAATGAGTTTCTTCATATTCTCTCGCTCTTTAGGAGTAAGACTTCCACCAGTTGTAAGTTTCTGTGCTGCTTTCTTAATAACCTCTGGCATAGATGGAACGCCAATAACAGTAGAAACATCTCCCGCTTGGACTGCGCCAGCAGGGTCATAAACTTTTGCTACGTTATAAATTAAAGCACCATCTGCATTTGAGTTACCTTTTTTGGCTTGCTCGTATGCTTTATAGAAGCCTTGCGCCCTCATTGCAGTTTCTGTTGCACCAGAATCTTTAAGTGCATTTTCCCATTGGCTTAATGTTTTAAGTTGTTGCGTTTGAACAGCAGTAGGGTCATTTAAGTTAATCTGTGGTTGTTCAGCCTTACGCTGTACAGTTGCCTCAAGACGAATCTTGTCAATAGCATTTGGAATACCACGCAACTTAGCAACATCGTCTGTTCCAAAGAACATCAATGCGACATTACCTTCTTTACCTGTTAACTTTGCAACCTTTTGTGCGCCAGTAGCAACAGCCTTTGTTTCACCTGTAAACTGGTCACGTTCAAATTGAGTAGCACCTTCAGCAAGTGAGAATGTATCTGGGCGCATTGCTTTTTCAGATGCAACCAATTCACCCAAGGCTCTACGACCTTCTGGTGAACTCATTAACTGTGGCATTGCTCGTTGCAAATCAAATCTAGGCGCAGTCATGCCTTCGCCTACTCGCTGACCCATTATGTCCTCGCCATAAATCTCTTGTGGCTTGGTTACAGCACCTTGGATAACACCTTGAATTCGTTGTTGTTCAGCTAATGCTTGTTGCTCTAACTTACGCTTACGAATCATGTCAGCCAACTGGACATTCTGTAACTGGCTTTGCAATGTTTCTTGCATACCGCCTTTGTAGGCTTGCTGACCCTTCATTAAGCCTTCAGCAATGGATTGTCCTGTGTTACCACCTTGGAACAAGCGTCCTGCTAGTGCGTACAAGGCTTGTGCTTGTGCATCATCACGATTGCGTTGAATGTCAGCAGGTGACATACCGAGCAGACCCATAGTGTCTGCACCGCTAGTACCGAAAATGTCTAATAGTCCAGCCATGTTCAATCCCACGAGTTAGAGCCAAGAGCAGGGTAATTGGCATCAATAGTACCCATATTAGAACCACCAAGCCAGTTAGAAATACCACTAGAAGCGCTGTTCCACAAGTTACCAATTCCAGTAGAACCACCGAGATTCTTATACAAACCACCACCAACAGCAGCGATGCCTAGCAAGTTCTGCAATGTAGATGTATCTGCTGCACCGCTAGTTGTAGATGAAGCTACTCGTCCTAATGGGTTGCCATAGACCAGAGACAAATAGTTCTGCAAGTTCTGTTGTGGTTGGTTTTGCAAGAAGTTGAATTTAGCCATGTCAGATTGCAATTGCTGACCTTGGTAACCCTCACGGATTTGACCAGCTTGCAACATATTCTGAATGTCTTGGTAATCAGCTTGAGCCATTTGAGGCGCAGCCATCGTAGCTTGTTGCTGACGATTACGCTCATCAGAATAGTTCTGATAAGCCAACTGACCTGCTGTGTTAGCCAATTGTTGACCAAATGCGCCTGTGGCTCGATCTTGCAAGTTACCCATAGCACCAGAGCCATAGCGTCCTGCAAGACTAGACTTAGATGCAATGTCGCCCAGAGTCTGCTGAAACTGACTTTCTGCAGCTTTTGCGGCAGGTTGGAACGCACCTTGGAAGAAAGGATTGCCACCCAAGAAGTTACCAGAAACTGTACTCTGGAGTTGATTCTGAGCAGACTGGAGTAATGGGTTACCCAAAGAAGCACGAGCCTCAAGAGCCTGTAAACCTGTCTGAGTGGTAGTCGATGGACTTACATAAGTCTGACCACCATAGTACTGAGGCCCACCGCCCTGATACAACTGCTGTGCTTGTTGCAATCCATAACCTAGATATGGTTGGATTGTTGGGTCAATTTGTGATGTGGTAGTAGTCGCCATGTTTTACTCCTAGAGTTTCGGATTCCATAGCGGGTCATCCACGGAATCCATTATACATAAATTGTGAAAATCAACCAATAACTGCATACGCAAATAGCATTTCAGCCATATGATTGCCATGAGTTATTGTCGCTGTCCCTTGCCCTCTAGCAGAAACATACATATGACCATGTGCCAACTCATCTGCACCATTGTCATTTAATGGCATAAACAATATGACGCTACTCGGGCCTATTCTTCTATCAGTCATAGTAGTGCTTGTTGCACCTTGATTAAGACTGATTTCTCCTGTGTTATTGGTCTTGCCATCCATGATGCCACGAACCACCTCTGCCACGGCTCGTTGGTCACCACCGAAAGCAGGTAGGCTTCTAAACATCAACGAACCCCTTGACCAACAACATCAACATCAATAGCCACAGCGTTTTTCCAGTCTGCACCAGTAGGAACTAACTGAAGTCTGTGGTATCTACCAGAACTACGCAAAGAAACCCTGTTCTCAGAGTCTGCTGCTACGGCTGTTCCATAGTTCACACTTTGGTTTAACAATGCACGAGAAGCTACCGCAATAGTCGCTGAACCATTGTCAACTTGTGGACGAGCCAAAGTCACCAAAGAAACACCACCTAAGTCAATGTCTCCAGTAGAAATCTGACCTGTAAGGTTTGCGCCAGTGTATGTGTAAACCTTGTTTCCTAGCGTACCACCAAGGAAGTATTTACCACCAACATACAAACGAGAGTCAAGGCTTGTTGTCAATGCGTCAATAGAACCATTGATGCTGTCCAACTGCTCAAGAGTTACAGACGCTGTAGAGGCTTCAGACAAGTAGTCTGTACCTGCATCTGCATATGTCCACTTCTTCGTTGCAAAGTTGTAAATAATCAGTTTACGATTTCCATCGATAGCAACATAGTTCCATATAACCAACTTGCGAACAGGGTCAACAGCAGCAGACATAGAACCATAATCAGATTCTGAAGCATCGTTAATAAAGAATCGGTCAACCTTCTCACTTCCAATTGGTTGAATCGTTTGACCATCGCATAAATAGAAACCATCATCAGATAAGAAGAATGTGATGCCTTGGTACTGAGCAATTGAGCCAGCAACCATACAACCCTTGTTACGAGAGATATTGTCAAACTGGAAAATGAATGGCGTACCAACATAGGTCATTCGGCTAATGGCTCTCTCCAAGAAAACCAAGCCAAACTCACCACCACGAATACCTACAATCTGACCACCATCAGGAATATCTTGATAGTCAGACTGAGTGTTTACATCCTCTGTCCAGTCTGTTTCATCATTGATGGCAGACCAGCGAACACGATATTGTTGTTGAGCAGCACTCTCATAAGTATTAGCCACAACCACAAAGTCACGCACAACAGTAATGTATTTAGCAATAGGGGCAGTAGCACTCAAATTGGCAAATGAAGTAGATGAGCCTAGTGTCCATCCCTGTAAAACATCAGCGTTATTAGTTGTAATTACTCGCTTACCAAACTGAGTAAAACGAACCTTGTCGTTAATACCTGTAGTCATGCCTGACTTAACAAGAGTCAATGCGCCAACACCATCAACTGTATAAATCTTAGTGTTACCAGATGTAAACAACTGAGTTGTGGAGTCTGGATTCTTGGCAGCGTATAAAGTAACTAGTTCTTCGGCAGCAGTACCAGAAAAGGCTACAGCACTAGGGAAAGGGCCATAACCAACAGCTTGAGAAACGACATTCTTAGCGTCTGTTAAAACACCAGTAATACCTGACTGGTCAGGCATCCACTCACCTAGTTGTATTCTTTGTGTAGGCATATCAGATGTATGTTGTTTGCATTGCCAATGGAACGCCAGAGAATTGACCCTTCTCATCAGAACGAGTCAACGAATTCATAGCCCTGTCAAACATAGTTCCCCATGTGTTGATTCGAGCATCATTCATCAAGTAAGGCTCTGCTTCTAGCAAAGACGCATACAAAAGCAAATCAGGACACACAGTCATGAATGTATTGCTTGTGTTTGAATCACTCAAGTAAGGAGGCGCAGCAGAGTAAATCAATGTCAATGTGTAGGCAGTATCAGGGACTGGTGCTAACTTAAATGTAGAAGCTAGGACTGTGTAATCCAATGGCTTACCCACATCTGTTGTTCGTGAGTTACGAGAGAACAAAGATGGTGATTGGTAGTTCAATGGCATCACAGGATTGACATTGACGACAAAATCTTTTACTTCCAAGAAGTCAGAAGGGATACTAACTGTTGCTGTTCCTGATGTGCAGGTCAGCGTAGTTGAATTCAACATCTGGCGAATACGCAAATCTCTACGCAAGCGAATCTCTGCCAAACGAATAAAGTCTGGGATTTGAGTTGTTAAGTCTGAACGAGCCAAGTATCCTGCGATAGTTGTCTGTAGTTCAGCATAGGTAGTAAAACTCATACAACTCCTGTTCTAGTGCGCCATGCACGATTCATTGGGTCATTCAGGAAAGCGGCAAAACGCTTATCATCAACAACAGCATAACCACGCATGATGCCTTGTTTGTTTAGGTCATCAATAACTGTCAATGGGATAGATGCAACCTTGTTGCCAAACAAGTTGTCAGACCATCTTGCTCGTTCATCAAAGGAGTTATATTCCTTTTTGTTCTGCTCAACAATGGCAGAAACGTCTTGACGAGTCTGAATAACGATGCCACCTTCGCCATCGGCATGAACAGCAGTTTTTCTAATGTTTTCCATACACTAATTCTATCAGTTTGTGTAGAAAAGAAAATGCCCCAGATGTTTAAGTCTGAGGCATTTTTCGGGGTTACCTTAGATTAAGGTGTCAAGTCAGCAATGATGCCGTGAGCAGCTTGGTTTTTAACTTCCAAGGTGTACTCAGCCAACAACTGTGTAGACTCATTGTCGCCAGTTACAGCCAACTCGTTGGTCTGGAAAGGACGCAGGTAAGCAACAGCAGCCATGTCAGGGTCAAGCACAAATGCTGTCTCATCGCATGAGTTGGTAGAAGTCATGAAGCGGTTGGGAACAACAGAAATTGTACCGAAGTCGCTCATGTACACATCAG